GCATGGACTCGGTTGAGTGCTTCATCAAGATCCCAATCCAAGTTCTCTGCATACTGGTAGCAGACATACACAAGGTCAGCCAGTTCTTTCAGGCACTCACTTGCATTTATCTTCAGTCCCATGATCAGCTGGTTCTCAGCATCTAGAAACTCTTTGAACTCCTCAACGATCAAAGTCCGCTGCATAGTCCGTGAAGCTGGAGTCGTACTGTTCGTCACTTGGAAACCAGCTCTGAACTCCTTTGCTTGTTGGCTGATGAAGGATTTCATTTTCGAGTTCATTCTGAAGATAGTGGATTGCTTTGGTTAGATCTTGGACGTATGATTCAGTCATGCTCTTGCCGTTTACTCCCTTATATCCAGCACGGCAGATGTATTTGATGGCATTACCAAGATGAAAGTTCAACTCTTGGTCTCGGATGAAGTCCCAAACTTGAATGTTTCCTCGTTGGTAGTAGGCTGGACCTTGGTGGTCGGTGTTGGCCATTTCTTTACTAGGTTTGACAGTGAATTACTTAGTACAAAGTTCTGATGCTGCAATGCTAGAAAGATTGTGATTACGTCTTCTAGCTTTGTCGCAGGATCACGTAGTGCATTTTCAATCTGCTTTAACTTGAACTGTTGCTCCATTGTCATCTCGACTATCGGAGCAGGGAGTCCAAGGTCTTGGTTTCTTATTGGTGAAATCATAGTCTTCACTTTGAAGGATCTTTGCGAGGCGTGCATTCTTCAATGCATCTTCTTCAGTGAGACCCTTTTCCAAGAAGGTCTCTAATACGGTGCTCCAGGTAGCTCCCTTCTCTTTCAGGATTGCGTCCGCTCTCTTGATTCCGATTGTTGGAACTCCTGCATACCCATCTGTTTGGTCGCCTGCCATCGTTTGAATTAGATGCCAGCGATCCCCATCTTCTTTTGTGATCTCAACCACACCATCCGATAGGTCATAGAGCTGTCCAGGGATCTGCCTCATATCTTTATCTGGACTGCAGATGATATGACCCTGTTCCTTGGTAGCGTAGATACCGATGGCATCATCAGCTTCTAGCTCAGGCATCACAACAACGTGGTACTCTTCCTTGAGCTTGTTGATGACTCTCCTGTAGCCGCACGGCTTCTTTCGATTACGGTGTCCCTTATAGTCTGGATCAATAGATTTGAGAAAGTTGACAGAATCAGAAAAGAACAAAATAGAGTCATCAAAGCATCCGAGGTCGGAGGCAATGTTGCTGAGTTCTCTTTCAACGTACTCATAGGCTTCGCTGAACTTTGAGGTGACGACAATGAGGTCGTCCCCAAAATCAATTTCGGTTTCTGTTGCAGCACAGCATTTGTATACAATAAAGTCTGCATCTACTAGTAGGCTCACTTACCTTGACCCCTGCGCAACTTGCGACCATGGGAGGGAAGAGAGCGTAATCCATTCCCTTGACGAGTACGCTTATATTTGGCACGGGACTTGAACTCAACACGTCCCAATGCAGTCTTTGATTTAACAGCCATAATTAGTGAACATCTGCCCAGGTGGATCCGATATTTCCCTCGGCAGCGATGGGGATACGGAGGTTGTAATATTCGCCAGCCATAGCAGCTGATAGTTCTAAGTTGAACTTAAGATCATCAGCAAACTCAGGCCTTGTCTCCCATTGCAATTCATCGTGGATGAACGCTAGCTGGTGAGAATCTGTATGATTGAATCTATTTGCAATTACCATCCATCTCCGCGCAATCACACCCGCTGACGATTGCAGCAGGTAGTTGAGCGACTTATGCCCCGAGTCAACGCTGATATGCCGACCGTCGATGGCACGGATGTAGCCACGATTAGCAGCTTTCTTGGTAGCTTCAACAAGTTTCTCAAGACCAGGAATGGCATCCATATATGCCTGCCTAATTTCACGACCCTTTGCTTTCGCCTTGTCCGGGGAAAAGCTTTGGTCGTAACTAAGCCCAATCTTCTGATCACCTGCTCCATAAAGAAATGCATACGTTACTGTTTTAACTAAACGTCTACTGATGCCAATCTTGTCTGCGTTCTCCTGATGAATGTCACCGTTGAGAAGAACATCTCCGTACCTGCCTCCATCATATCTAGCCAGATAATGGGCAAGCATTCGCAGTTCAATCCCTGCGAGATCAGCACCAACCATGACATAACCAGGGCTAGCGCGGAATAGCTTTCTAAATTCAGACTCATGCGGAACCTGACCTAAATTAGGCTTGCGATGTGCACATCTATGGGTGTTAGTTGCCACAGAACAGTGATGGTGAATCCTGTTATTACGTACTAACTTCAACCATGCATTCACTCCTTCAGTCAACATACCAATTTGCTTTGTCAGCTCAAGACACCTGAAGAATTGCAGTGCGATCTCTGAGCCGATGTCTTTCAATACGACCTCATCCACCACTGGTTTACCGTTGTCTGTCAGGTCGCTTGGGTTCCAGCCGTAGAACTTTTGCAGTATGTATGCAATGTGATCTCGACTGGTTGGATTCATCTCTTTCAGTCGAGTGAAAGGAGCATCTTTGTACCATCCCTGTGTGCTGTTAGGTCTTTTAGGAGTAAACTCCGGGCCGAACACGTAAGGATGCCTGTTGCGTAGTAACTCTTTAAGTGACTCAAGCTCTCGTCGGAGAGTTGATTCAAGTTCCCATGCAGCAGGTTCATCAAAATACCATCCATACAATTCTTGTTCAGTAAGTATCTGTGCAACTCTGTGCTCTAACTTGACCCAATCAGGTATTTGTGGAAGTGTTTCCAAAGTTTCTTGGTAACGTTGACATCTTGTAGCATGTAGTCCTGCATATCCTGAGACCACTCTTTCCAGTCCGCCGTTTTACCAAAGCATCCTTTGTACTCACCCAACCTGTAGCCATAGGCTTCAAGTGAATGGCGTCCATACAGTTGTAAGGGCATTTGATTCCACTTACGCTTCTGATCTGTTCCTAGGATGTTGGCGTGATATAAACGACTTAGTATTAAAGTATCTAGCACTTCACCCTTCGTCTCAAACCAAGGATAAAGCTTCCTGATGACAGGTAGGTCGTAACCAATAATGTTATGACCCACAAGACTGCAGGCGTCTTCAAGTAATTGCACACCCTTAGTAATGGGCTCTGTATTCCCTTGATCGTTGTAGACAAGAGTTTGACTGGTGTCAAGATCGTAGATGCCAATGCAATGGATCTTGGTGCAATCATTGTATAAGCCGTCTGTTTCAATGTCGAAGACTAGATTCACTTAACAATCCACTTGTATGTCTTGTCAATAAACTGTGCTCGCTTGATTGCCTCAGGTGTAGGAGGGTTTGGCCTCTTTGCACTAGAAGTCTGTGGTTGGGTCAAATTCGTCGTCTGCTTCTGTTTCATAGAATTTACAAGTGGCTAGGTCATAACTCAATCGACATGCGATACCAACTTCGCCTGAATAGCGATTCTTAAGGACTCGCACAGTCGTATCACTTCCTCCAGATGTGCTCTGCTGGTTTCTTTCAAGTGCAATAACTCCGTCAGAGAGTTGTGCAATCGCCGCAGATCCTCGCAACTGTCCCAAAGTGACGCGGGCACCTTCTTCATGGTTCTGGTCACTAGATGTACGACGTAGGTGAGAGACAAGGAACATTGCAATCCCTGTGCGTTCAACAAGACTGCGAAGCCTTGTCATTGTTTGATCAATGATTCTCCGTTCGTCCCCATCAAGACCGCTAAGTAGGATGCTCAGGTGATCAAGGAAGATCACACGGGTATCTAACCCGCAAGCAAGATATTCAATTCGGTTGTATACAATGTCGGGATCGAAAGAACCGAAGCCGTCAAAAAGAAAAAGATTCCAGTTAGCAAGAGTAGCGTTATACGCTTCGGTGAGAGCAGATCGTTCATGTTCTCCAATGTGTAGGGACTTGCCAATAGCTGATGACATTAGACCAAGAGCAGTGCGTCGATTGGACTCCTCCAATGCGATGTAGCCAACACGCTCTCCTTTATTTAGAAGTGATGTGGCCAGCTCTCTGCAAAATGACGACTTCCCAATTCCAGATCCAGCCGTAATGCACACCAATTCGCCCAAACGAATACCGTGAAGCTTTTTTTGGAGACCTTCAAATGGGTATTCATGTTCTGATGGCGGTAGCGGTGTTGTGACTAGATTGATGAGTGATTTCCCATCAACGATCCCATCTGGACGGTAAGGTTTCGCGTCCCAAATAGCGCGACGAATCGCTTCAGGGTCATTGGCAGATAAGGCGTCAGACGCATCTTTGTAATCACCTTGGAGCGTAGCGATCTTGCATTTGCCAGGTGGCAATACGCTTGCTGCTTCCTCCGTTGCCTTACGGCCTGCCTCGTCATTGTCGAAGAACAGGACAATCTCCTCATAACCCTGCAGCCATTCGAGATTCCGTTGAATCGACTTTTTGGCCGCAGCGGCACCGCTAGCCAGAGAGACCATCGGCCACCCCGACATAACTTCTTGACATGAAGCTGCATCGAGTTCCCCTTCAGTGATGACGACTCGTTTTCCAGTGGCGGGAAACAAATGTTGTCCAAAGAAGGTTCCTGGTACTTCTCCTTCATAGCTGAATACCTTGTTCTTGGTTTTTACTTTACAGCCCTTAAGGATGCCAGAGCTGTCGAAATAATGGAAGCGTAGAAGGTCCCCATCTCGGTAGATCTTGTATTGCTGGCAGACCTTTTCTGAGATGCCTCGCTTCGGTAATCGTTCAGCTGTTCCTTTGAGTTGTACATTGGTGGACATTTGGTGATTGTGAACAATGTCTTCGGTGTGACCGTAGGTTTGGCAGGCAAAACAAAAAGTGTGACCATCTGTGTACAAGCTATTTGCATCAGATGACCCACAGGTTTCACACGGCAAGTGCCTGATGAACTCGCTGTTCGACTCGGTTGCATTCATCGACTTGTTTAGCGTGGTAATCGCGCCATTCATGAAGGGCAAGCATGAAGCCATCGACAATGGCATCACCGTAGCCTTGTTCGTTATGATCAATATCACACATGATGTCAGCAAACAGGTCTGCGTAGTACTCAGCAGTGCCGTAAGTCATTTCTGTTGGTGGTAGGTGTTGATCAATTCTTCGTAACCATCCAAAGCATCCTCGAATCCCTCGATGATGTCGTTGGGTGATGCGTGTTTGTCAAGCGCCATGATTAGATTCATGGCTAGATCCTTTACTAACTTTACGTCAGCCATTCGATAGGGATTGAGTGATATGCACAGTATTGAATGTCGTTCTTCTCACACCACATTGCGTAGGTGGTTTTAGAACGCTTTTCAATTCTGTTATGAGGTGCCTGAAAGACCATCCGAATATCAAGATCCGGATTCGCTTTCTTAACTGCAAGCATCTTGCGGCGATCCTCGGGGGTAAAGTGACCTTTGGTTTCTAGATAGACACCATTGGGCAGCAAGAAATCTGGGGTGTAGTTACACATCAATACATAGGGTACTTTTGTGCTTTCATATTCAAACTTCACGCCCAGTTCATTGAGAAGATCAGCGACCTGCTTCTCAAGACCAGACCGATAACGCATCAGAAGTCTTCGTCGTCTACGTTGCTAGGGGTGGCGGTGATGTTGGGCTCTGATGCCTTGAAGCCTTTGGTCTGACCAAATAGTGCAGCAACTTCGGTTTCATCCATGTCGCCTGTGTCAACACCAGCACCATTGCTGAGTGCGACCAGTTGGAGACCCACCAACTTGACGGATGTTCCATAGGACCCATCAGGCATGGTGTAGGGCTTCTGACGGAAAGCCAGCTTCACCTTTGCACCACCATAAATGGGAGTGTTCTCATCGGTGATCGGAGTTCCTTCAGTATCAACGACGGGAGGTTCTTGACCCGGCTTCCAGCTGAACTTCAGACGATAGGAATCCTTACCAAGATCTTCCCAGGGTTCAGGCTTTAGCGTTGCACGCTTTGGATTCTTCAGCTTGGATTCTGCCCATTTGAGCAGTTCAGCGCGTTCATCTTCAAGGCGTTCAATCAGGTTGTTATCAACCAATGCTTCCAGCCTGAAGGTCCCAAATTTTGAGGGTTTCAGTACAGCTTGGTAGCCGTCAAGCACTACAGCTTCTTTGGTTACGTGAATGTTGTTTGCCATTAACAAAAGAAATAGGTGGATTCAATCACGGATTCCGGTTCAAGGTCTCCGATGATTGGGGGTTCGCTCTCTGCTCCGATTTGACGGGCAAAGTCGCGTAGGTAGTCGTGCTCTGCGAACAGGTGCATGTATGTCTCCCGTACCAAAGTGGATAGAACGGACATGTCAGTCGCCCGGCACAGCACCGAGTCATGGATCAAGGCAATCGGTGCATCGAACCGCAAAGTGGATAGGTGCAGGAGAGATGCATCCAAGGAATGGATCAAATTTGGGCTCGTTGCATTCTTGTGATGGTTGAGGTCCACTTGGTCGGTGTCACCGGTGGCCACGGACAACTTGCACTCCCCCAACAGTTGCAGTTCAATGCGGACCACTTCCTTTTTCATCAGCTTTTGGTTGACGACAAAGCCTGATGGGGTGATCCATTGCAACTTGTCAGCCCCGCGTTTGATGGCATTGGCCACCTCTTCCTCAATCCAGCGCATGACACGCATCGGACCAGGGAAGATTTGCTCCATCGCTGCTCGAACGGCAGCCACGGTTTCCGTTAGGTCTTCTTTGGAGACCTCAACACCTTTCTCGGCCAATGCTTCTCGGATGTAGGAGCGATTGGAATAAGGTTTGGCATTGTAAGGAATTGTTAAACAGGTGCGTTTGGTTACCTTTCTGTCCATGTGGTCACGAATGGACGCAGGACAGTTGGGTTTGGCGGCTTCTGCCACCACCTTGTATGCATCTTGCGGCTGACTACTGGGCACCACATTGACCATCTCCGCTGTTGACTTACAGCGGCACAGCCCTGCCAGGATCTGGAGTCCTGAGCAGGTGGCATCCGTGGCCACCATCAGTCCTGTGAACTGCCGATCCGCTGCAATGACGCAGTGGTGGTATTCCTCACAGGCAGCCAAGAATTGCCATGGTTCATCCGCTACCTCCCACTCGGGTAAACAGCCAATCGGATCTGTTGCGACACGTGTGATGAGTGTGAGGTTGTGTGCCGTCCACTCCAACCGCTCCGCCATGGTGGCTTTATCAAGGCCATAGCAGGTTGCAACCTGAAAAGACAACCATTGCTCTGCTTCTGGAGTCATGTACGACTCCTCTGCAAAGCGCAGCAGACTTTTTCCCCAATCCGTGTCCTGCGGCGTCAAGAACGCAGGGATGGGGTAAGCCCTCCCCCTGTAATCCAGACTCCATGGCAAAAAGAATCGCTCCACAGTCTTGAACCGACGCACCGCTTCCATGGTCATGCGGGTGCGACACGAGCGCTTGAACTCTTGGGCATTCAGGTTCATCGTCTCCGCTGCACGCCTGCGATAATCCTTCCGGCTATCGTAGTTCTCAGCAATATCCACGGGCTTTGGTGGTAGTTCGTGGTGAACGATGGGTCTGAACTTTCCAACGGGTCGTTGCAGACGCTCAAGCTCTTCCGCCACCTCGACAATGAAGGGATTGAGACGGAAGGCCACCTTCTGAATCTTGTTCAGAAAAGCCAGGGGTGCTTCCCCCTGTATACATGTCGGATCGCCACGACGCACCAAGTCATGGCCCCGCATGACCTCGTTAAGGATGTAGCCACCCGCTCGTTCGTTGGTCCAATCGTTGGGTTCAATCAACATCGGCCACGTCAACGGAGCAAAGAGCTCTGAGTCGTTGAGCACCTTGCTTTTGATGGCAAGGAACTCAGGGGTCGGCACGATGTAGCTGAACTTCTTGCGACCTTCCTGCCGGTTCTCTCGGCTGAACCAGCTGCTGCTGTCAATGATGCAGTCCAACAGCCAACCGCCAAGCTTGATGCGGTTGACCCGACCCCAAGCTGGCCACGCCTCAATCTCGTAACGATTCATTAAGGTCTTGATTACGACCAGTTTCTGATGTGTCCCGATAGAGCGGTGCCAGTAGTTCTGCTTCAGCGTGTTGAGCAGGCCTGGTGCGCAGCGCTCGTAGTGCCGCATTTGACACTCCGCCTCAATCGCTGTTCCGATGGCATCGCAAACCTCTGGTGCCTGATCGCTTCCTTTTTTGGTGCTGAACACCTTGTCAAAGGTCAGCTTCAAGGCGATGGAGGCAGCCGCCAGCGGTTCTAGGTCCGCAAGGTATTGGTGAATTTCCTTGAAGTTGGCCCCGGTTTTGCCCTCGTGAATGCGGTTGGCCGTGCCTTCGATCCGCTCCACCAGCTTGGGGAGCAGCGTTTCGATGGAGGCCACTCCATAAACTGTCGCACTGGCGTAGCTCTGGTCTTCCAGCTTTTGCGTGTTGTTGCGGAGCCGCTCGATCCCCAAGCGGATCTGGTCGCGCTCCAACTGGATTTGCTCATCAATCTGAGCGGGCGTGGGCATGTTGTCTCAATAAGAATTGTGAAGGCCGTGAGACTCGACACGCATCTATCCATATACGGACGCGTATAACCGTAACACCCAATAAAAAAGGGCCTTTTGGCCCTGATGAGTGTGATAAGTGGATAGGCGCGGACCTCACATTTTGAGTCGAGTCCGTC